ATGCTGGAACAAATGGGCATTGCCGCGAAGCAAGCCTCGTATAAATTAGCGCAACTCTCCAGCCGCGAAAAAAATCGCGTGCTGGAAAAAATCGCCGATGAACTGGAAGCACAAAGCGAAATCATCCTCAACGCTAACGCCCAGGATGTTGCTGACGCGCGAGCCAATGGCCTTAGCGAAGCGATGCTTGACCGTCTGGCACTGACGCCCGCACGGCTGAAAGGCATTGCCGACGATGTACGCCAGGTGTGTAACCTCGCCGATCCGGTGGGGCAGGTAATCGATGGCGGCGTACTGGACAGCGGCCTGCGTCTTGAGCGTCGTCGCGTACCGCTGGGGGTTATTGGCGTGATTTATGAAGCGCGCCCGAACGTGACGGTTGATGTCGCTTCGCTGTGCCTGAAAACCGGTAATGCGGTGATCCTGCGTGGTGGCAAAGAAACCTGTCGCACTAACGCGGCAACGGTGGCGGTGATTCAGGACGCCCTGAAATCCTGTGGCTTACCGGCGGGTGCCGTGCAGGCGATTGATAATCCTGACCGTGCGCTGGTCAGTGAAATGCTGCGTATGGATAAATACATCGACATGCTGATCCCGCGTGGTGGCGCTGGTTTGCATAAACTGTGCCGTGAACAGTCGACAATCCCGGTGATCACAGGTGGTATAGGCGTATGCCATATTTACGTTGATGAAAGTGTAGAGATCGCTGAAGCATTAAAAGTGATCGTCAACGCGAAAACTCAGCGTCCGAGCACATGTAATACGGTTGAAACGTTGCTGGTGAATAAAAACATCGCCGATAGCTTCCTGCCCGCATTAAGCAAACAAATGGCGGAAAGCGGCGTGACATTACACGCAGATGCAGCTGCACTGGCGCAGTTGCAGGCAGGCCCTGCGAAGGTGGTTGCTGTTAAAGCCGAAGAGTATGACGATGAGTTTCTGTCATTAGATTTGAACGTCAAAATCGTCAGCGATCTTGACGATGCCATCGCCCATATTCGTGAACACGGCACACAACACTCCGATGCGATCCTGACCCGCGATATGCGCAACGCCCAGCGTTTTGTTAACGAAGTGGATTCGTCCGCTGTTTACGTTAACGCCTCTACGCGTTTTACCGACGGCGGCCAGTTTGGTCTGGGTGCGGAAGTGGCGGTAAGCACACAAAAACTCCACGCGCGTGGCCCAATGGGGCTGGAAGCACTGACCACTTACAAGTGGATCGGCATTGGTGATTACACCATTCGTGCGTAAATAAAACCGGGTGATGCAAAAGTAGCCATTTGATTCACAAGGCCATTGACGCATCGCCCGGTTAGTTTTAACCTTGTCCACCGTGATTCACGTTCGTGAACATGTCCTTTCAGGGCCGATATAGCTCAGTTGGTAGAGCAGCGCATTCGTAATGCGAAGGTCGTAGGTTCGACTCCTATTATCGGCACCATTAAAATCAAGTAGTTACCCCATATTTAAATACACCACGTTCTCCTCTTGTGCCGTATTTGTGCCATTGCGACTTATAATCGCATCGATTTTGCTTGCGTGCTCGGTGAGATGCCCGGCTGAAAGGTGGGCGTATCTTTGAACCATTTCGAGAGTTTCCCATCCTCCCATCTCTTTAAGTGCAAGAAGAGAGACACCGGACTGAACCAGCCAGCTTGCCCAGGTATGCCTCAGATCATGGAAGCGGAAGTTACTAATGCCTGCCCGCTTTAACGCTCCCTTCCATGCCTTGTTGCTGTCGGTTCTCATCTTCCTTACCGCTGCTGTTTTTGTTCCGTCGCTTCGGTAGGCAGGTTTGGTGTGGACAAATACCCATCTCTTATGGAGCCCCTGCTGTTTTCTTAATATCTGGCATGCGGTTTCGTTAAGAGGAACTCCGATCGCATTGCCAGCTTTTGTTTCATCAGGGTGTATCCATGCCATTTTCTTATCCAGATCGACCTGTGACCACTCAAGGTCTGTAACGTTGGAACGGCGAAGGCCTGTCGTGATTGCAAACATGACCACAGGGAAGAAGTGAGGAGCAATTTCTGCAAACAGGCGCTTCGATTCCTCCTCTGTAAGCCATCTGATGCGTCCATTCTTAACGCGTGGTGTTGATATTTTGGGTGCCCTGTCAAGCCATCCCCATTCAACAGCCATATTGAGAATGGCGCGAAGTATTGCCAGATGCCTCGTCTTCGTTCCTTTGCTTGCAAGCTTTGGTTTATACTCCGGCACCGGATTGCCAAGTCGCAAACACCTGTCCCGGCTCATCTCCCAGTTCAGGCGATGGCGGCGGTTTTCCATCCCATCTACCGCCTCCATTATTTTTTCTGTTGTTATGTCAGAGAGAATGGCTTCTCTGAAGTGCAACATCCAGAACGATATAATGCTCTTGTCATCATCAATGGACTTCTTATCCGATTTCTCACGCAGCCACCGTATGCAGGCTTCCTTGAATAGCTTTTTCGGTGATTCCCCGAGATTTTTTACTCTCCACGCTTCTGCTTTCAGACGATCGTGAAGTTCTTGCGCTTGCCTTTTGTCCGATGTTTCAAGAGAGCGTCTAACTCTTGATCCATCTGGCGCGACGAAATCGCAGTGCCACGTGCCACCGCGTAGTTTGATTGACATGCTTTAACCTCCTGCACATCAACCGCATTCACCGCGCTATTGTGTCTCACAGACTTAAGCGCCGCAATGCAGTCTGACTTGCAAATGCGATATGGGCTTTTAGGTTTATCTGGATTTATCTTTGCGGCCTGAAGTCGTCCACTTCGTATCCACTGCGTGATAGTGCCTTTGTCTACCTTCAGATACGACGCTGCCTCTTCACGAGTGAAGATTTCTTCTTCCACCTGGAATCTCCATTTATTGGATTGGTATTATTGCGGTAGGTCTGGATATCATTGAGCAATGAACAGGCCTCATCGAGTATGAGGCTGTGGTTAGTCCTTGCGTAACTCGCTAATTCTTCTGTAAGTCTCTGGTGCTTTGTTTCCGTGTATCTTCATTTCAGACTTCAACAGATCAACGAGGGAATCCCATTCGTTGAGGATTCCTTTGAATGCCGGAACGCGCTTTGCAACCTTGTCGAATGAATCTCTGATTTCTGGAATCTGCTCAACAAGTGCAACGCATAGTCGGAAATCTGCTGCGTCATGTGGAGCGCCGAAGTGATGACCATAGATATTCTTTTTCAGTCCACATGCGATTGAGGCAAGAGTTGCGCTACTGATGCCGACATCGCCAGTCGATTGCCATTTCAAAACCTTCATAGCCAAATCTGACATTTCTTGTCTCCATAAAACAAACCCCGCCGTAGCGAGTTCAGATAAAAGAAATCCATCAATTGGTTAGGGTTTTTGTAATTCTATGAATTATGTTGTTTTTTAGCTTCAGCTTTCCATTCATCAAAGGCAGTGTCTTTGTTCATGGTGCTGATATTGATCTTACGGTCAATATCATATACACGCCACTCACCGTTAGGCCTCTCTTCGCATCTAACTAAGTATGAATTGCCATTAATATCTATGCGTCTGTCTATTTGCATGAACATTTTCAATTTTCGAATCCTCTTTAATATGCATTTTTTTTTGCTATTTCAGTAGTTTACTATTGATGAGGCGTTATTATACACACTTCATTAATGCAAGCATCTTTATGCTATGCTACTAATTTAGCAATTGATATTCACCTTTATCGCGTATACCTTTACCGGTTTATCACCGAAGTGGGGGTGTGTGATTGTTTTCACTTCATATCCTCCATACGGAACATCAATTCTGCGACTGGAGTCGTCGCGCTTCGGATATCCCTTTGTGATAATCAGGCGGTCATACTCCCGGAACATAATTCGCTTATTCCAATAGTCATTACACAGGCGATACTCTTCCGTTTTCTCTCCTCGAATCATGGCATCGAAGTATTCACCTTTGACGGCAAGTTGTAGGTTAGCCACGGTTAACCTCCTGCGGCGGTTCTGGCAGCGGCATCCAGTGGGTTACGTCATCCAAGATATTTCCTGATAAATATGTGAAAGCTCTATATTTTTTGTAATCAATTGGACTCATTACCCAGTTCCAATATGCTGCCACTATTTGACCTTGACTAAATGCCAGTAACATTTTGGTGTCGTCCGGCATTCGCTCACTACAGCTTATCCAACCATCCGGAGTTACCGGAGAGTTGCCATTTACATCGAAGTTTGGCTCTGCGTCCTGAATCAGGAGGATGTAGCCATTCTTGGCAGTATCAAGTTCTAACGCCTCGGTGACGGTGCCGAAATAGCGATTACCTAAATCAGCATCACAAGTACTTACATCAATGGAAACTTCCATGCCTTCGATTAATTCTGGCAAGTTGTAAGCTTGGCTTACAGGTTCGGCTTCCAGTTCTGCAATGCGCTTTTTTGCTGTTTCCAGCTCGCCCAGCAGCGCCAAGACGGTAGCCGGATTGGCTGCAGCGATGAATTCAGCATTGGCCTGCTGTTCCATTTGGAAATCTTCATCGAAACCGCTTTCTGGATGCGCTCCTTCAATTCTGCAAATGGGAAGATATCCAACAACTTCACGATGAATTAGTGCATCACCAGCATCAAATCTCTCCTCTCCATATTCGAGCGACCACACACCACACGTTGCTTTCTCTGCCGCCTCACGCAGTGCCTGATAGTCAATCTTGCTCACTGTTTGCCTCCTTTGCGCCACATCGCATTCAGATATTTGTTTTGATTCACTGATGGAAAAGAATTTCTCTTAAGCAATTCCTCTCTCGATGGCATTGGCTTTACGCGTTGGCGAATAATCATTTCTGCCGGAAGAATGCCGGGATTGTATGCAAGTCCTCTCATGGTAAATTCCTCTTTGTTAATTTATTCGTATGCCAGCTCTTTCTTCATCGAGTTTTTTTAGCTTGTATCGCATAGCTCTTACTGAATAAATTGAGCGGCAGGTTGCAATTGCTATTTCTTCTGCGGAGAACTTACCGAAAAGTGATACTTCGGCTCTTGTCCAGCGTCTTCCACGAAGTCGGCTAACAATGTCAGCGCCAATCCTTGTTGCTTTCGCCATAACTGCTTTTTCAGTCCTTTCCAGTTTTTCAGCGATAACTTCAACTGGCATTGTCGCCGCTACTTCGCGCAAGAAATCGACTTCCCATTTCTCCCATGGAGTCTTTTTCATAGGCAATACCGTTATTTGATAAGAAGTGAAGGTTTCCCAACTTTGAGTTGAGCGCCGGGGATATTTATTCCTGCTTTTAGTTGGTGTTTGATTGCCAGTTTGTCGGCTTTAATTGTCGTTTCAAACTCAACGTATTCAGGAGGAAGGGCGCTTGAGTCGATTATTTCTACAATTTCTGACGGTTTGCGGATTGTTACCTGGTGAATACCTGCTCGAATATTTTTCTTGCCAACCATTTCAAGCGATGACGCTATATATGATTTGATGCTGTCAATCTTATTTTGAATTACTGCGGCTCGCTCATTTAGTGACTTTGCCTCTTCCTTGAGGCGTTCAGCATAACCATATTCATTTTTAATAATGGCAAGAAGTTGCTCTATTTTATCGGTAAATTCTCCTTCCATGCCTTCTATTGTGTCAGCAATCATCTCTGGCTCTAAATCTGAATCCATCAGCTTTGCATATTCATTGGCTATTTCATACAGTTTGCTCACTGGCAACCTCTAGTTTCGCTTTGCATTCTATGTAAATGGCTTGTACGTTCTGCTGCAATTTCATTCCAGATGTCAGGCGATATGCTTCTGCAAAATATCGCTTCAAATCATCCATGTTTTCTGCCTGAGCCATTTCATCACAAAGAAGTTGTGCTTTTTCCATAATTTCCTGCTGGTGTTTCCGTTCATCTTCGCGGATATCTTCCTCTGATTTGTGCGGCATAACTGGTTCCTGATGCATACCTTCATCTTCGTTAAGCAGGTGAATGGCATTATCCAGTCGCTGGGCTTTAGGCCAGTATTTGCTGGCGCGTTTAACTATTGTTTTACGCGCCATCTCTTCCCAGAATGTTTTCCACGGTCCATTCTTTGCCTTGCTCGTTGCTTCCACTGCTTTAATTTCTGCCAGACTCATTTCTTCAGTCAGGTAGTCACCATCTGCTGTTTTTACCGTGCAATAACCACCAACAATAGAGCCTCGCTCTCCAAATGCGTTGTATTTGTGAGTTGGTGCTGAATCAAGGCCGTTTGATTCATAGGTGTCGTTTGAGTACACCAGTTTGCATTGCCCCCACTTAATTGATCCTGTCGATTGCGCAAGATGAAGTAATCCCATGTAACTGATATCAAGGCACACCATGCCGTCGCGAGGAACCAGATAAGCTAGTTTGCTGGCCGGGTTTAAGGTGATGCCGATCGCCGCAACATTGATGATGGCGTTCTGTGCGCTGGTTGGATTTGCCAGTGCTGTTTTAGCCAGGTAATCGTTTTTCTGGAAATACTGAATTGCAAACTGGCTTTCCTTAGCCCATGTCACCGTCTGTTCAGTCAATGCTCCGCAGAATAACTGCTCTTGCTGTTTAACGAATTCAACGATATTGCTCATGCAGCTTCTCCATAAATATGTCTGCGTTTGAATATTGCGAAGGCATATTCAGCCTTAACTCTTTCGGTTATTGCATCCCAGAACCATTCAGCGGCTTTTTCCTGATAGTTACAGTCATCATCTTCCAGCCAGTCGATAGCGTCCTTAGTGTGTTCATCTGGTTTATATGAGCGAAGCATTTCGCTTATTGGGTCGCAACGTTTGCAGAGGCGATCAACTTCACTGTTGATTCGCTCGTAATCTTCATCAGTAAAACTTGCGATTATTTGCGATATTTCACGCTTATCATTCAGAGTCAGAATCATCATCTTTCTCCTGTTCTTTGTGCTGATTGAGCATTTCTTTCATCTGACGAATGAATTCTTCGTCTGACCAGTTATCTGTAAAACTCATTTCCTGCGATACCATGGAAGGTTGATAGCTGATTTCATCGCTTTATTTGCTTCAAGCCACATTTTTGAATCACCAATAAATCGGGCTATTACTGCTTTGTTTTGTGCAGCACGAAGCATCTGGTGATTGATGGCTATTTCATTGCGCATAACGCCTCCAGTTGTTTCTTTGCTGCTCTGATTAATTGTTTAACTCGGCGTGATAATTCAGATTCGTGCGGGGAGAAAGCGGACATGACGCCGCTACCCGCGAGCTGAAAGTGCATCATGGGTAACTCCTTATATTTGATTGCATAACGAAAACGCCTCAAGTGAAGCGTTATTGGTATGCGGTAAAGCCGCGCTCAGGCGGCTACTCTATTTCTTCTTCGAATGATTTTATTAGCCGGTCAATAACATCATCTGTTTCAATATCATTTCCGTCTGATTGCTTTAATACGTCTATTGATTCTGCTGCGGTAAATTCCATCGCTGTGAGAAACTCGACAATTGCACACTCAACGACATGTCGTTCTTCATCTGTACGACATGAGATAAAAGAGCATTTAATTGCTGTTATTACTTTTTGTTTAAGTTCTGCAGGATAATCAGTTTTTATCATCGTTTACTCCGTCAAAAAAAATTGCCCTCACACTGGAGGGCAAAGAAGATTTCCAATAATCAGAACAAGTCGGCTCCTGTTTAGTTACGAGCGACATTGCTCCGTGTATTCACTCGTTGGAATGAATACACAGTGCTTATTCGTACTAATAAAACACCCAGTTTTCTGTTTCTTGGTTGTGTCCAAAGTTATATTCAATATCTGGTGTTGATGTATCAATATTCTTCATCCCATCAACAAGAGTTGATACAACAGCCAAATCTTGTTTGATTCTCATTAAATGGTATTTCTTCCGGCGAAATAAACTTTCAATGGCAAGTTTCTTCGTTGGGAATGCAAAAGATCTTTCTGCATTTTTTGCTACTTTCTTAATTGCATATCTATTTCTCTTTTGTTTCCATTCCTGTAACCACTGATTTGGTGCTGGTTTAAAATTAACGATCCAATACGCAGGAACCAACCATGCATAATGCTCTGTCTGATGAAAAGCTATATATTGAAGTGCGAATATTTTGATTCCATCTTCTTCAACTGTCGCCTGGAATCTCCAGAAAACAGGCATTCCATCATGTTCAGTTTCTGATTCAGGAAAAGGTACGCTCCATGATATTGTCATATCTCACCTCAAATAAGTGGTTTGCTGCCAAAACAATAAACCATCCGGAAATTCCAGATAGCTCATAATTCACTCTTCAATACTTCCAACTTACTAATCGCCGATAGATATCCGCGCTGATAGGGCATCATCATTCCTTCTAGCTTGCCACTTCTTAACTCCTCCCTGAGCAATTGTATTGCTTGATCAATAACCTCTGCCTTAGCGTCCTTTATGGCTTGCTTGCGGGGCTTTGCTTTCTGCTTTGGCAGATTTCTCAAGCATGATGGAATGTATGTCTGATTCATCACTTACCTCGCCGTCAGTTGTTTTGATTTCCGGTAGCCTGCCGCGTAAATGGCTACGTTTGGCAGGCAAATACTTCCGCTGCATTCATCTGCCTTCTTGCAGCGAAGGCTTCCGAGTGATGCTGCTTTATCTGCTCTGACGCAACCAGAGAGCTTTAGCGCAATCTTTCGCGCCAGTCGCTGTTCTTGCATTGCCTGTTCACGTTGAGCCTGTCTGCGTGCTCTGCGGCGATTTCTGGCGTTATCGTCAGCCAGATATGTAATGACTACTGTCATGTTGACCTCCGATGAAACAACTTTGGAATTGATAGTGATTGCAAAGTGGTTTCTGGCCCCTCGAACTGAGGGGCAGAAAGAGCATCTCGCCACCTAATAGGTCAATGCTCGGATCGAGAGATTTAATTAACCTCGGTTTTGAAGTTATGCATTCACATAAATCCTCCTGTTGCATGTGCAGCATTGGCTGTGTTTGGCGGCTGCATTTCGCCTATGGAATTGACTTTGGCGGTGACGCGCCGGGTGCTTATCTTCCGGTTGCCGTCGTGCAGCTGCACTTCACGTCACCCCAAAGCCAACTACTCTTTGGTTCCCGCATTTCGGCGGGACAATCCCATCAATGTTAAAGAGCCTGCCAATCTGTTCCGTTTAGCTACCAGCGTCCTGCTGATGGCTTAAATTTAAGATCTCTTTAATTAATGGTCAAGAGTATTTTTGAAGAAAACTTAAATTTTCTTTCGTAACTTAAGTTTGGCTTTGATTTTTAAAGGAAATAAAAAAAAAGGGGCGAATGCCCCCTTATGGAAGGTTTGCTAGTTTTGCATCGACAACTACGCCGATGATTTTGCAGTTTCCGTTGATCTCGATCATCGGATATTGTGGGTTAAGTGGTTTTAGAAACTTCCTGCCTGCATCAATAACTAACTTCTTGAAAGTTGCCTCGTTTTCTCCTTCGAGCTTTGCAACTACCAGTTTCCCGTTACGCGGCTCTACTTCAGGATCGACGAGTATTATCATTCCTTCAGGGATACTGAGACCGGCCGGAGCCGTCATTGAGTCTCCCTTCACGTCCAACCAAAACGAATCTTCTGAACAGTCTACGGTTGTATCGTACCAGTTATCTATTGCACGCTTATGATATGGTTCTACAGCTTCCATCCAGCATCCTGCGCTCACCCAGCTAATCAGAGGGTATGACCCTCTTGGATCATGCCTACTGTGATAGGCAATGTTTGAAAGACTTTCCTCTCCTTTCATCAGATAGTCAGGGGAACACTTCAACGCATTAGCCAGGGCGAGAAGATTCTCTCCATTTGGCTCTGTCTCAGAGCGTTCCCACTGAGATATGGCAACATTAGACACGCCGACCATCTTTCCAAGTGCGGCCTGCCTGATCTTGAGTTCTTTTCTCCGAGCGCGAATGCGCTCTCCCATCAATTGAGTTTTCATAGTTAAGACATCTTAAATAAACTTGACTTAAGATTCCTTTAGTGGATAATTTAAGTGTTCTTTAATTTCGGAGCGAGTCTATGTACAAGAAAGATGTTATCGACCACTTCGGAACCCAGCGTGCTGTAGCTAAAGCGTTAGGCATTAGCGACGCAGCAGTCTCTCAGTGGAAGGAAGTCATCCCAGAGAAAGACGCCTATCGACTGGAAGTCGTTACAGCTGGCGCCCTGAAGTATCAAGAAAGCGCTTACCGCAAAGCGGCATAAGCAAATTGCTCTTTAACAGTCATGGTCCTCATTCCCGCCGAAATGCGGGAATACAACGCGCATCAGTTGGTGCGCATAACTTCTTATTTGTTAAGGAAATACTTACATATGCAACTTACAAGTACTCGCAAGAAAGCGAATGCAATTACAAGCAACATCCTAAATCGAATTGCTGTACGTGGTCAGCGAAAGGTTGCTGATGCATTAGGGATCAATGAATCGCAAATTTCGCGATGGAAAGACAGCTTTATCCCAAAGATGGCCATGCTTCTGGCTGTGCTGGAGTGGGGTGTTGAAGACAAGGAATTAGCGGAGCTGGCAAAGAAAGTAGCCATGGTGCTGACAAAAGAAAAGCCTCAAGACTGCGGCAACAGTTTTGAGGCCTGATGTAGAAAGACTGGATCAATCCACAGGAGTAATTATGACAAAACGTCGTAAGAAATACCAGGAAAAAGAAGAGATTCGACACCCTGATTCACCTGAGGGATTAGTGGTAGCCGCAGCAAATAACAGGGCGTTCGCAGAGCGCCTTGTTGGTGTTTACAGACTAGCCAAAGCAGGAGTGAAACATGGGCGTCGTTAAGTTAGCTGATTACAGGCCTCAACTGGAGGTCGTGGAGCATCGCGTGGCAGATACCGAAGATGGTTTCATGCGCGTTGCTAACGAGATTACCGACAGTCTGCTGATGGCTGATTTAACCGTCCGGCAGTTGAAGGTGATGCTCGCTATCATGCGCAAGACATACGGATTCAATAAGCCGATGGATCGACTCACAAACACGCAGATAGCAGCCATGACAGGTATTCATCACACTCATGTTTGCGCTGCTAAGCGCCAGCTTATTGAGCGTAAATTCCTCATTGCTGATGGCGTGAAAATCGGAGTGAACAAGGTGGTTTCGCAGTGGATTAGCCAGGACAGCTTAACATTAGCTAAAACAGCTAATAAAACATTAGCCAAGTCGGCTAATGGGCATAAGCCAAGTCAGCTAAACACAAAAGACAATATACAAAAGACAATAAATACAAATACCCCCTTCCCCCCTAACGGGGGCGGCGATGGGCAGGTTAAACCTGAACGTCGCAAGGCAGAACGAATCGACTACGAATCCTTCCTGAACGCCTACAACACCGAAGTCGGTGACAGACTTCCACACGCTGTTGCGGTCAACGAGAAACGCAAACGCCGCCTGAAGAAAATCATCCCGCAACTGAAAACGCCAAACGTGGACGGTTTCAGGGCGTATGTCAGGGCGTTTGTGCATCAGGCCAAGCCGTTTTACTTCGGAGACAACGACACGGGCTGGACAGCTGATTTTGATTACCTGTTGAGGGAAGATTCGTTAACGGGAGTACGGGAAGGGAAGTTTGCAGACAGGGGGATTGCATGAGACAGGATATCGAAGCGAGCGTTATCGGTGGCCTGCTGATTGGTGGATTAACTCCAACCGCCAGTGACGTTCTGGCAACGCTGGAGCCGGAAGCGTTTTCAATTCCGCTCTACCGGAAAGCCTTCGAGGTTATCCGCAAGCAGGCGCGAAACAGAAACCTAATCGACGCGCTGATGGTTGCCGAGGCGTGCGGAGAGGAGCATTTCACGTCAATCCTGATGACCAGCAAAAACTGCCCGAGTGCCGCAAACCTGAAGGGATATGCAGGAATGGTCGCGGATAACTATCACCGCCGTCTGGTGCTGGAAATCATGGATGAAATGCGTGAACCAATTCAGAGCGGAACCATCGACGCATCGAGTCAGGCGATGGATGAACTTGTAAAGCGTCTTTCAGCCATCAGAAAGCCACGTGACGAGGTTAAACCTGTGCGGTTAGGGGAAATCATCACCGACTACACTGACACGCTTGACAGGCGTCTGAGGAACGGAGAAGAGTCAGATACCCTGAAGACCGGAATCGAAGAACTTGACGCTATCACCGGAGGGATGAACGCAGAAGACCTGGTGATTATCGCTGCTCGTCCGGGTATGGGGAAAACCGAACTGGCGCTGAAGATTGCCGAAGGCGTTGCAAGCCGCGTTATTCCTGGTTCTGACGTCCGGCGCGGAGTGTTGATTTTCTCAATGGAAATGAGCGCATTGCAGATTGCAGAGCGAAGCATTGCCAACGCCGGGAGGATGTCGGTTAGTGTGCTGCGAAATCCTGCAGCGATGGATGACGAAGGCTGGGCGCGCGTTGCTAACGGCATGAGTCAGCTTGCGGATTTGGATGTATGGGTAGTCGATGCCTCGCGGTTATCGGTCGAAGAAATACGCTCAATCGCAGAACGGCATAAACAGGAAAATCCAAACCTGTCTCTAATCATGGCGGATTATCTTGGCCTGATTGAGAAGCCGAAAGCAGACCGCAACGACCTAGCAATTGCTCACATCTCCGGAAGCCTGAAGGCGATGGCGAAAGACCTGAAAACGCCTGTTATCTCCCTAAGTCAGCTTTCGCGCGATGTTGAGAAGCGACCAAACAAACGCCCGACAAACGCAGATTTGCGTGATTCAGGAAGCATTGAACAGGACGCAGACTCAATCATCATGCTCTATCGGGAAGCGGTATATGACGAGAACAGTAGCGCCGCGCCATTTGCTGAAATCATCGTGACGAAAAACCGTTTTGGCTCGCTTGGTACGGTTTACCAGCGGTTCTGTAACGGACACTTTGTTGCATGTGACCAGGATGAAGCCAGACAGATTTGCACAGCATCAAATGCACCTGCTGCGCGTGGCAGACGATATGCACAAGGGGCGGACGTATGACCATCTACATCACTGAGTTAATAACAGGCCTGCTGGTAATCGCAGGCCTTTTTATTTGGGGGAGAGGGAAGTCATGAAAAAACTAACCTTTGAAATTCGATCTCCAGCACATCAGCAAAACGCTATTCACGCAGTACAGCAAATCCTTCCAGACCCAACCAAACCAATCGTAGTAACCATTCAGGAACGCAACCGCAGCTTAGACCAGAATAGAAAGCTTTGGGCTTGCCTTGGTGACGTCTCTCGTCAGGTTGAATGGCATGGTCGCTGGCTGGATGCAGAAAGCTGGAAGTGTGTGTTTACCGCAGCATTAAAGCAGCAGGACGTTGTTCCTAACCTTGCCGGGAATGGCTTTGTGGTAATAGGCCAGTCAACCAGCAGGATGCGTGTAGGCGAATTTGCGGAGCTATTAGAGCTTATACAGGCATTCGGTACAGAGCGTGGCGTTAAGTGGTCAGACGAAGCGCGACTGGCTCTCGAATGGAAAGCGCGATGGGGAGATCGGGCAGCATGACTATCAAATCAAATACGCCAGCACACGACAAGGACTGCTGGCAAACGCCGCTTTGGCTTTTTGATGCACTGGATATTGAGTTTGGATTCTGGCTGGATTCGGCAGCGAGCGACAAAAATGCTCTGTGCGCTCACTGGCTAACTGAGGCCGACGATGCGCTCAATTCTGAGTGGGTAAGCCACGGTGCAATCTGGAATAACCCACCGTACAGCAATATCAGGCCGTGGGTGGAAAAAGCCGCTGAGCAGTGCATACAACAGCGACAGACGGTAGTGATGCTTGTGCCAGAGGATATGTCTGTCGGATGGTTCAGCAAGGCTCTGGAGAGTGTTGACGAAGTTCGCATTATCACTGATGGACGGATTAATTTTATCGAACCATCGACGGGGCTGGAGAAGAAGGGAAACAGCAAAGGCTCCATGCTGCTGATTTGGCGACCGTTCATCAGTCCTCGACGGATGTTTACTACCGTATCCAAAGCGGCATTGATGGCGATCGGGCAGGGTGTCAGGAGGGCTGCATGATAAATGTCGTTAGTTTCTCAGGTGGCAGGACGTCAGCATATTTGCTCTGGCTAATGGAGCAAAAGCGACAGGCAGGTGAAGACGTGCATTACGTTTTCATGGATACAGGGGCAGAGCACCCTAAAACATATGAGTTCATCCGAAATATCGTCAGTAACTGGAAAATAGACTTACATTGCCTTCGTGTAATACCTAATCCAGAAATGGGGAAGGCCAGTAGTTATGAAGAGATAGGTGACAATGATATTGGTCCAGATCTTATACCGTGGAAAAGGATGTTAAATAAATACGGACATCCATATATCGGCGGTGCGTTCTGTACCGACAGAATGAAGTCTGTTCCATTCACCAAATATTGTCAGGAAAAGTTTGGGAAAGGAAATTACATCACATGGCTTGGCATTCGCACAGATGAACCAAACAGGCTTAAAAGGGCTAATGGTTTTCGGTACCTGGCTGATATAAGCGATTTTGACAAACAGGATGTGCTTGATTGGTGGAGTGGGCAGAAGTTTGATCTTGGCATACAGGAGCATCTTGGTAATTGTGTTTTCTGTATAAAAAAAAGTATGCAAAAGGTTGCGCTGGCAGCCATGGATGAGCCAGAACTTGCAGATGCATTTATCAACATCCTTGATACAGAAATAAAAACAGGAAAGGAACCGGTTATGTATCGAGGGAATAATACACTTAAATCACTGATTGCCTTGTTTAGTGATATATCAAGAGATGAGTTAGCCTCAAGAATGACATCAATGCGACAGTATGATTCAGGTTCGTGTTCTGAATCATGTGAAGCATTTTCATGTCAGCTTGGATTTAATTTTGAGGATGCGGCATGAGACGACAGCGACGAAGCATCACCGACATCATCTGCGAAAACTGCAAATACCTTCCAACGAAACGCTCCAGAAATAAACGCAAGCCAATCCCAAAAGAATCTGACGTAAAAACCTTCAATTACACGGCTCACCTGTGGGATATCCGGTGGCTAAGACATCGTGCGAGGAAATGACAATGGATTATTCACAGTTAAGTGATTTTGAAATTAACGTGGCGGTATTCGAAGCCATTCATAACGGATCACCGGATTACAAAGAAGGTGAGAATGGCGCGATGGTGTTTATCTCATTTGAGGGAGACATTGTAAACGGAGACGCAGTTGAAGTAGAAGTTGAGCGCGGATCCTTTAACCCATGCGCAAACCCAGCAGACGCATGGCCGATTATTGAAAAATACAGGATTAGCATTATCAATCTCGATGAAGACGAGTGGGGGTGCACGCGGTGTGGCCTACTGTAAATCTAAGCGAGCTATACATGAAAATCCCCTCCGCGCCGCCATGATTGTCTTTCTCATGATGCAGAGAATCCAATAATGCTTAGCCCATCCCAATCCATTCAATACCAGAAAGAAAGCGTCGAGCGAGCTTTAACGTGCGCTAAATGCGGTCAGAAGCTGCATGTGCTGGAAGTTCACGTGTGTGAGCACTGCTGCGCAGAACTGATGAGCGATCCGAATAGCTCAATGTACGAGGAAGAAGACGATGGTGATTAGCCGATACGGAAAAATAACGTTTAAACATTTTCAAGACAATCCAACATGGGCTGCTGCGGCTGGATATGACTTTAATTATTTTGATTGTCTGTCAGTCGCATGTATTGCAACTACCAATGTTGCTAACAACATAATCGATGAATTCTTGGATTTTCCAGACTATCAGGTCAGAGAGTTGCCTGCATTTTTTGTGAAAGTATCTGTTGCTACAGCTCTGTTATTTATTTTGTTATTCGCATATCCATTGCTTGCCGTATTTGTTTATGTGAGATGCAAGCACTCACAAAATGAATACACCGGAGAGCATACCGATATTACCAGCCAAAATATGCGAGTGTGGTTGAGGAGATGCCAAGAGAAATGGGGGAGAAGTCATGGCTAACCTACGCAAAGAAGCGCGCGGAAGAGAATGCCAGGTACGTATTTACGGCATATGCAATGGAAATCCTGAAACTACAGTTCTGGCACATTACCGGATGGCTGGAATTTGCGGAACGGGAATGAAACCTGACGACCTGATCGGCGCATGGGCTTGTAGTGACTGCCACGCGGAGATCGACCGACGCACAAGGATTCTCGACAACAAAGACGCCAGACTTTACCACCTCGAAGGCGTGATCAGGACGCAGGCGATACTGCTGAAGGAGGGGAAGATTAAGTCATGAACGAATATCAGTTTGTGCTTCCATACCCGCCGTCGGTGAACACCTACTGGCGAAGACGGGGAAGCCAATACCACATCAGCGATAAAGGCCAGAAATACCGAAAAGACGTTCAGCAAATCATCCGCCAACTTAAGTTAGACATTTTCACCAAATCACGACTCCGCATCAAAGTCATCGCAGACGTTCCAGACTCCCGCCGCCGCGACCTCGACAACATCCTGAAAGGTTTACTCGACTCCCTTATCCACGCCGGATTTGCGGAAGACGACGAGCAATTCGATGACATTCGCGTAATTCGTGGTGTGAAAGTACCAGGCGGACGGCTTGGAATAAAAATCACCGAACTGGAGAACGTATGAACGCCACAATTCAAACGATACCAGAGCTTCTTATCCAGACACGAGGCAATCAGACCGAAGTGGCGAGGATGCTTTCCTGCGCAAGAGGAACAGTGCTCAAGTACAACCGAGACAGCAAAGGCGAGCGTCATGTAATAGTTAACGGCGTCCTGATGGTCAAACAGGGCAAGAGGGGAAGACGATGAGACTCGAAAGCGTAGCTAAATTTCATTCGCCAAAAAGCCCGATGATGAGCGACTCACCACGGGCTACGGCTTCTGACTCTCTTTCCGGTACTGATGTGATGGCTGCTATGGGGATGGCGCAATCACAAGCCGGATTCGGTATGGCTGCATTCTGTGGTAAGCACGAACTCAGCCAGAACGACAAACAAAAGGCTATCAACTATCTGATGCAATTTGCACACAAGGTATCGGGGAAATACCGTGGTGTGGCAAAGCTCGAAGGAAATACTAAGGCAAAGGTACTGCAAGTGCTCGCAACATTCGCTTATGCGGATTATTGCCGTAGTGCCGCGACGCCGGGGGCAAGATGCAGAGATTGCCATGGTACAGGCCGTGCGGTTGATATTGCCAAAACAGAGCTGTGGGGGAGAGTTGTCGAGAAAGAGTGCGGAAGATGCAAAGGCGTCGGCTATTCAAGGATGCCAGCAAGCGCAGCATATCGCGCTGTGACGATGCTAATCCCAAACCTTACCCAACCCACCTGGTCACGCACTGTTAAGCCGCTGTATGACGCTCTGGTGGTGCAATGCCACAAAGAAGAGTCAATCGCAGACAACATTTTGAATGCGGTCACACGTTAGCAGCATGATTGCCACGGATGGCAACATATTAACGGCATGATATTGACTTATTGAATAAAATTGGGTAAATTTGACCCAACGATGGGTTAATTCGCTCGTTGTGGTAGTGAGATGAAAAGAGGCGGCGCTTACTACCGATTCCGCCTAGTTGGTCACTTCGACGTATCGTCTGGAACTCCAACCATCGCAGGCAGAGAGGTCTGCAAAATGCAATCCCGAAACAGTTCGCAGGTAATAGTTAGAGCCTGCATAACGGTTTCGGGATTTTTTATATCTGCACAACAGGTAAGAGCATTGAGTCGATAATCGTGAAGAGTTGGCGAGCCTGGTTAGCCAGTGCTCTTTCCGTTGTGCTGAATTAAGCGAATACCGGAAGCAGAACCGGATCACCAAATGCGTACAGGCGTCATCGCCGCCCAGCAACAGCACAACCCAAACTGAGCCGTAGCCACTGTCTGTCCTGAATTCATTAGTAATAGTTACGCTGCGGCCTTTTACACATGACCTTCGTGAAAGCGGGTGGCAGGAGGTCGCGCTAACAACCTCCTGCCGTTTTGCCCGTGCATATCGGTCACGAACAAATCTGATTACTAAACACAGTAGCCTGGATTTGTTCTATCAGTAATCGACCTTATTCCTAATTAAATAGAGCAAATCCCCTTATTGGGGGTAAGACATGAAGATGCCAGAAAAACATGACCTGTTGGCCGCCATTCTCGCGGCAAAGGAACAAGGCATCGGGGCAATCCTTGCGTTTGCAATGGCGTACCTTCGCGGCAGATATAATGGCGGTGCGTTTACAAAAACAGTAATCGACGCAACGATGTGCGCCATTATCGCCTGGTTCATTCGTGACCTTCTCGACTTCGCCGGACTAAGTAGCAATCTCGCTTATATAACGAGCGTGTTTATCGGCTACATCGGTACTGACTCGATTGGTTCGCTTATCAAACGCTTCGCTGCTAAAAAAGCCGGAGTAGAAGATGGTGGAAATCAATAATCAACGTAAGGCGTTCCTCGATATGCTGGCGTGGTCAGAGGGAACTGATAACGGACGACAGAAAACCAGAAATCATGGTTATGACGTCATTGTAGGCGGAGAGCTATTCACTGATTACTCCGATCACCCTCGCAAACTTGTCACGCTAAACCCAAAACTCAAATCAACAGCAGCCGGTCGCTATCAGCTTCTTTCCCGTTGGTGGGATGCCTATCGTAAGCAGCTTGGCCTGAAAGACTTCTCTCCCAAAAGCCAGGACGCTGTGGCATTGCAGCAGATTAAAGAGCGTGGCGCTTTACCGATGATTGATCGCGGTGATATTCGTCAGGCTATCGACCGTTGCAGCAATATCTGGGCTTCACTTCCGGGGGCTGGTTATGGTCAGTTCGAGCATAAGGCTGACAGCCTGATTGCAAAATTCAAAGAAGCTGGCGGAACGGTCAGAGAGATTGAGGTATGAGCAGAGTAACCGCGATTATTTCCGCTCTGGTTATCTGCATCATCGTTTGCTTGTCATGGGCTGTTAATCATTACCGTGATAATGCAATCGCCTACAAAGAACAGCGCGATAACAAGGCCAGTGAACTGGAGAAGGCGAACGCCACCATTACTGACATGCAGCAACGCCAGCGTGCTGCTGATGCACTCGATGCTAAATACACGAAGGAGTTAGCTGATGCGAAAGCTGAAAATGATGCTCTTCGGCGCAAGCTTGATAATGGTGGCAGGGTGCTCGTCAAAGGAAAATGCCCTGTGCCATCGTCAGCCGAAACCTCCGGCGCCTCCGGCATGGGCAATGATGCCACCGTCGAACTCTCTCCAGTTGCTGGACGAAACGTTCTCGATATCCGGGACGGAATTATCCGCGACCAAACAGCACTGAGAACGCTTCAGGAATACATTAGGACGCAATGCCTTCGATGATAGCGATAATTTTACTCATCATCCTTCACATCTGGCTCTGTAGACAGGGTGATGATCACTTCTGGAGTGAATCCAGATTAAACATCTCATTGCTGATGCTTGATATTGAGCATCTGGCGCGCGGTAAGGGGCTGCGTTGAGATAAGAGCCAGTCATTACAAATACCAGGATTTAGCCTCGCATTTGCGGGGCTTTTTTGCATCTGCAGTAAACCGCGCATCGCAGCGCGTAACAATCCCGAGTCTTTCAGAAAGCTGAGCCTGAGAATTGCCGTATATGGTGGCGACCATCTCGGGGACGGCTTTTCTGTGCGAACAGGCTCATCTTTCTAAAAGGTAAAGACGCAATGAACTACCCAACCGTTGTTAACGATATAGATTTCAGAGACCTAATTTTTGTAGCAAACAACGATCCGGTTACAGATTCTTTTATGGTGGCAAAAGCATTTGGAAAGCTGCCGAAGAACGTGGTTCGTGACATTGAACGAACCATAGAAGCTTGCCCTCCTGAGTTTGATACAAAGCTCAACTTTGAGCTTTGCTATAAAAACAATGAGTTACAGAATGGTAAGCCGCAAAAATTCTACCGTCTCCGCAAGGATGGGTTGATGCTTTTGGTTATGTCCTACACCAAAAAAGAAGCAATGCGTATCAAAATTGCTTACATCAACGCATTTAACTGGATGTACGCCATGCTTCAGGTTGGTCATCGTCAATTTGAAGAAGAGAGAAATGCCGTAATGCTGGAGTACATGAAAGAGAAGGATGTTGCCAGCATGTCAGGGCGCCTGCTTAATCGCTGGGGAAAAATTAAGAAGCCTCAGCTACTGGCGAGAATTGAACGCCTTGAACAGCACGGGCAAACCGTAATCCCCGGACTCACTAATTAACGGCAGTACAGCGAAACAACCCAAGCCAGTAAGTGGGGAAATAACACTGGCAGCCACTGAAAGATGAACCTCCTGCATTATGGCAAAAAAGATTCTTTGTGGTGGCGGACTGATGGAAAGACATCGGTTATTGCAGAGACCATTCAATGAGTGGTCTCGACAATGGCTTATACCCTACACGGGATAACTTAACTGATATCCCCACAAGCGGATAAAGAGGTCCCTCAATGTCAGGAATCTACTTTTAGTCCTAGTAATGATGAACTAGATATCAGTTGAGTCGCTTGGGTGGTGATTACGATTCTGCTTCAAACTCAGAAATTAGTTGATGAACACGTTCAGTATATGATGGGTTAGAACCTAGAAACTCTTCCACTGTCTGAATGGTTTCATCACCCTCCCATTCAAAATGGCTCACAGGCGACGAATGACCAACCCTGACTTGGTAGGAGCCATTGTCCAATTTGTCCAGGAATATATAAGTTTCATTATCATGACCTGTATGGTAATGACTCCAACTTATTGATAGTGTTTTATGTTCAGATAATGCCCGATGACTTTGTCATGCAGCTCCACCGATTTTGAGAACGACAGCGACTTCCGTCCCAGCCGTGCCAGGTGCTGCCTCAGATTCAGGTTATGCCGCTCAATTCGCTGCGTATATCGCTTGCTGATTACGTGCAGCTTTCCCTTCAGGCGGGATTCATACAGCGGCCAGCCATCCGTCATCCATATCACCACGTCAAAGGGTGACAGCAGGCTCATAAGACGCCCCAGCGTCGCCATAGTGCGTTCACCGAAAACGTGCGCCACAACTGTCCTCCGTATCCTGTCATACGCGTAAAACAGCCAGCGCTGACGTGATTTAGCACCGACGTAGCCCCACTGTTCGTCCATTTCCGCGCAGACGATGACGTCACTGCCCGGCTGTATGCGCGAGGTTACCGACTGCGGCCTGAGTTTTTTAAATGGCGGAAAATCGTGTTGAGGCCAACGCCCATAATGCGGGCGGTTGCCCGGCATCCAACGCCATTCATGGCCATATCAATGATTTTCTGGTGCGTACCGGGTTGAGAAGCGGTGTAAGTGAACTGCAGTTGCCATGTTTTACGGCA